GTAGAGGCTGCCGCCAAATTCGTAGTTGCTCATCGTCGTTGCTCCGTTCGTTGCGTTGCTGGGAAGCGGCACTCAGGCCGCCGCCTTCACGGTCTGGATCGCCTGGAGGCGGTAGTTCCCGTGGGTGCCCTCAGCGATGATGTTCGCCTTGTTGATCGCCTTGGCCTCTTCGATGTTGGCCGCCTCAACCACGCGGTAGCCGTCGTCGTTCTCGTCTTCGGTGAAGTAGAGGAAGCCGAACTTGGTCATCTGCGTTGCTCCGTTCCGTGTTTCGATGACCACAACATACGATGCGTGATCACAGATGGGAAGTGTTACTCACGCATGGCTGGTATGCAGGTCCGCGCATGATCGACCAGCACTTCTGGCGCGGCGTCGGCTTCGCAACGCTCTGGGTGCTCGCCATCGTCGGCATGACAACCCTCTGGCACTGGTTCTTCGTCCTGCTCGATCTCGCCCGACATGGCGGCTGCAAAGAACCGCTCGCATGATCGGCTTCCATATCGATCCCAACGAGGATGCATCTGATGAGTACTAGCAGAGAACGATCACTGGCAAACCTCAGACCGTGGCAAGCTGGCCAAACCGGCAACCCGCTAGGTCGGCCGCCAGCGCTGGTTGACATCGCAGCGCTTTGCCGAGTGCATGGCCCGCGTGGCGTCGAGGTCGCTGCCGCGTTGATGGAAGACCCAGACCCAAAGGTACGCTTAGCCGCAGTGGTCGCATTGTGGGATCGTGGCTTCGGTAAGCCATCGCAGACAGTTACCGATGCAACTACCGGCGAGACCGTCACGTTCCTGCATCTCGTCGCCATGCGTGCGTTCAGCGACGAACTCAACGCACAGCGCGTTGTAGATGGTAACGTTGTTTCACGTGAAACTACGACAGATAACACGACGCAATCGCAGCCGCGCAACTTGATGGAGCCCGCCACCGAATGAAAGAGCGACAAACCTACGACGAGGCGTATCGCTTATTCTCGTCAATCAACGTGGACCCGCGCTATCGCAATCGCGGTAATGGAATGACTGCTGGCGAACGTGAGCTGCTGCTGCTCATCGCTGATGCCGTGGTGTTGGCATGGGCCGATGAAAAGCTAGCGAATAAGCGGATGAACAGGCTGGCGGAATTAGCCGATGATTTGCTGCAACTGCACGGCCTCGGTGGATATTCCAAGGATGCTTAACCTGCAACATCCTGACGAGCAGTTCGACTGGGGCGCAGCGATCGGCGCCAGCGCGAACCCGTTCGCCACCGCCGCAGCACGCTACGGCCGCGCACCCGTCGCGTTCGTCCGCGAAGTGCTCCACGCCGAACCAGACAAGTGGCAACTCGACGCACTGCGCGCGCTCGGCAACGGACACACACGCATCTCCATTCGCAGCGGCCACGGCACCGGCAAGTCGGCATTCGCAGCGTGGGCCGTGGTGTGGTTCTCCAACACGCGCATTCCGTTCAAGTGCGTCGCCACCGCGCCGACCGCACCACAGCTGTTCGACGTGCTCTGGCCAGAGGTGATGAAGTGGCACCGGACGCTGCCTCCAACCTGGCAATCGCTGTGGGATATCACATCGGATCACATGAAACTAAAGGCCGACCCGGAGTCGTTCGTCACCGCGCGCACCAGCAGGCCCGAGACGCCCGAGAGCATGCAAGGCATACATTCCACCAACGTATTGCTTGTGGCCGACGAGGCGTCCGGCATCGCTGAACCGGTATTTGAAGCAGCCGCAGGTTCCATGAGCAGTGCAGGCGCGACCACCATTCTGATCGGCAACCCGACGCGGTCGACCGGCTTCTTCTGGCGGACACACGCAACGGAGCGCGGGCGATGGTTTACGATGAAGGTGTCGGGGCTGGACTCGCCACGTGTGACCAAGGAGTTCGTCGATGAGCACGCGCAAAGGTATGGGCTCAACTCCACCGCCTACCGTGTACGCGTGCTGGGCGAGTTTCCCGAGGCGGATAGCGACACATGGATTGCAGGCGAGCTGGTCGACCAGGCAATGGCGCGTGATGTCGCGCTGGACCTCACCAAAAGCGAGACATGGGGCATCGATGTTGCCAGGTTCGGCGACGACTCGTCCGTTCTCATCAAGCGCAGAGGATACGTAGTTACTGAGCCGCCTCGCGTCTGGAGGAACCTCGATACGATGCAGTTAGCCGGCGCGGTCAAGGCTGAATGGGATATGTCACCCATGAACCGACCCGCACTGATTGCGGTGGATGCTATCGGCATCGGGGCCGGGGTCGCAGATAGACTGATGGAACAGGGCCTGCCGATCTTAGGGGTCAACGTTGGAGAAGCGCCGTCAACGACCGGGCGCTATGTGCGGCTTCGAGATGAATTATGGGGCTTCGGCAGAGAGTGGCTTGCCTCTCGCGCTTGTAAACTACCACGGGACGAGGAACTCAGGGACGATCTGGTCGCTCCGAGATATACCTACACATCGGATGGCCGCATCCAGATCGAGTCTAAGCAACAGATGCGCGCCCGCGGTCTGCGCTCCCCTGATCGGGCAGACGCATTCCTGCTGACGCTGGCAGACAGAGGATTAGGCATCACCAGCCAGAACGATGCTGGACTATACTCAGCGATGCCTCTGCGTCCGTCGATCGCTGGAATGGAAGTCTGATGAGAAAAGACGCGCATCCTGACCCGACCACCTTGGAGTGGATACGGTCACACTGTGAGCCGATACCGTTTGCCGGATGCTGGATCTGGACCAGAGCCGTCGATCGCGATGGCTACGCTGCTGTTTCGGTCAAGGCAGGCGGCGTCTACCGCAGGACCGAGGGCCATCTGGCGGCCTATACGATCCAGCATGGACGAGTGCCTGCTGGCATGATGCTGGATCACCTATGCCGCAATAGAGCGTGCTGCAATCCAGACCATCTAGAGCCGGTGACAGCCAAGGAGAACCACGCACGCTCGCCGACCACTGCGCCAGAACGCGCGGCAGTGTGGCGGAATGCGCGGACGCACTGTCCCCGGTGTGGCCATGAGTGGGCGTTACGCCAGTGGAAGCGTGGAACGGTAAGGGTGTGCCCCAGTTGCAGGAACGCGAATGCCAGACGGCGATACAGCAGCGCGCCGTTGCGGCCGAGCATTGCGGGGATGGAGGTGTAGCCGAGGTGTCGGAGTGTACCGAATTGTCAGAGCGAGCCGCCGGATCGGAGAGTGCCGTACCGCGCGAGCGAGCCGTCAGCTGGGAGAGTGCCGCAGCCAAGGAGCGAGCCGGCTCCGGTGAGAGTACCGAGCAGAACGAGCGAGCCGTTGCACTTGAGAGTGCCGTCCGACGAGAGCGAGCCGTCGACTTGGAGAGCGCCGTCCAGGCAGAGCGAGCCGGTATCGGCGAGAGTACCGTCCAATGCGAGCGAGCCGCGCACGTCGAGAGTGCCGTATCTCGGGAGCGAGCCAGAGCGCGAGAGAGTGCCGCGACACCCGAGCGAGCCGTGCACGGAGAGAGCACCGAGGAAAGTGAGCGAGCCGATGACCGTGAGAGCACCGCAGCGAAGGAGCGAACCGAATGCCGATAGACACCGCCGCTACGCCGGCCCTCATCGAAACGCTCAACAGCGTTCAACGCCTCACTCGCGACCTGCGCAACGCATCCCGCACCCTCTCCACCACAGAAGCGCGCTTCATGGTCGACGCGTACTATCAGATGCAGAAGGACCGCATCCGCGCCGCGCACCAGACCCGCACTTTGGCCAAGTCAGACGAGCCGCACGACGTGCTGGCGTGGTTCGCCGAACAGCGCGAGGTGCTGGAGGACCAAGTGCGCCGCGCGCTCGACGCCTATAGTGCTGGGCAACTGGTCGGCGTATGGGCGCGTAGCATCACCGGCATCGGCCCGGTCATCGCGGCTGGCCTGCTCGCCAACATCGACATCAGCCGCGCGCCAACGGTCGGCCATATCTGGCGCTTTGCCGGGCTTGATCCGACGGTGAAGTGGGACAAGGGAACGAAACGCCCGTGGAACGGCTCGCTCAAGCGGCTGTGCTGGCTGATCGGCGAGAGCTTCGTCAAGGTGTCCAACAGCAACAGCGATGTCTACGGCAAGGTGTATGCGGCACGGAAGGCGCGCGAGATCGAACGCAATGAGGCGCTGGCGTTTGCCGATCAGGCGGCGGCTGCGCTGACGGCGAAGCGGTTCGGTGCCGACACGCAGGCCCGCGCGCACTACGAGGCCGGAAAGCTGCCGCCGGCGCGTATTCATCTGCGGGCTGAGCGTTACGCCGTGAAGCTGTTCCTCAGCCATCTGCATTGCGTGTGGTATTTCGTGGAGCGGGGCGAACTGCCGCCGAAACCGTATGTGCTGACGCAGGCTGGCGGGCACGCGCACTTTGTTAGGCCGCCGAACGCGCACATTGTGCCGGGGCTGGAGGACGCGTTGTGCAGGATGTAGCCGTGCGGATGGAGAGTACCGAGCCAGACGAGCGAGCCGGCATGTCGGAGAGCACCGTGAACGTCGAGCGAGCCGTCCGGCTCGAGAGTACCGTCCTTCGGGAGCGAGCCGCCCCAGACGAGAGTGCCGTGCTCCAGGAGCGAGCCGTTCTCAGCGAGAGTGCCGGCGTCGTAGAGCGAGCCGAGGCAGAGGAGAGCACCGCTGAACGAGAGCGCGCCGGCATGGAGGTGTGACATGAGTGGCTCACTGATACAGCAATACACGCAGCAGCCGCAGCAGCAGTCGGGCGGCTCGCTGCTCATTCCGCAATACACCCAGCCGCAATCTGGCGGCCTCCTGAACATCAAGCCCGATGCTGGATACTGGGGCGGCACAGGCGTCAACACGCCGAAGCCAGCCATGCAGCAGGCAGCGGCAGCGGCAGCGGCAGCGCCAGCCGCGGCACAGCAACAGCCGCCGCAGTGGGGGACGCCTAACGGTATGTCTCCGAACGCGCAGGCGCAGGACTGGATGGATCGCTACGCCAAGACGCTGACTGGCGCCCCGTTTGCGTCGCTGGGCAATGGGCCGATTGATCCCGGCGCGTTGATGCTGCTAGGCCAGATGAACCCTGATCTGGCAGCGCAGTATTACACCGGCCCTTATAGTCCGTTCGGCCCAGGTGGTGCCTGGAGCGGTGGCGGCGGCGGCTACGGCGAGCAGGGCGGCGGCGGGCAGGCGAATACGTCCGGCGGCAACGCCAGGGACTCCGACCGATGACGCTGCTCCTGATCATCCTGCTGGTGCTGTTGCTGGCGGGTGGTGGCGGCTACGGCTGGCGCTACGGCTACGCGTACGGGCCGTACAGCATCGTGTTCGTGGTGCTGATCGTGTTGCTGGTGCTGCTGGCTTTTGGTGGCCCACGGATAGGATGGTGGTGATGAGCGACGCGGAGATTGAGTTGGAATACAAAGCGGCGAAGGCGGCCTATGTCGCTGCCGGCCAACGCATGACCGCGGCCAAAGCGGCGATGAAGCCAATCTGGCAGGCCAGGGAGACGGCGGCGCGTGAGGCCAAGATGGCGCTCAAGGCGAAGGCGCTTGAGGCGTGGCTCAGTGGCGCATCGAAGAAGCAGGTCGGTGCGTTGCTTGGCGTGAAGCAGCCGGACATCTACAGCCTGCAGAGTGACTTCATGCACGACTTCCTGGCGCATGAGGAGATCTATACCGACGAGTATATGAACTGTTCGTATAAGGACAGCGACCCGGTGCGGCAGCGCTTAGCCGAGTTGGCGCTGCGACGTTATCACGACAGGGATCTGGCAGCATGAGCGGCACACAGCAATCAGCGCCGCCACCGATGGCGCCCGGCCCGGTGCGGCCCGGTGGGCCAGAAAGCGGCGGTATAGGCGGCGCCCAAGGCATGATGCCCGGCATGCAGGGCGGCGGGCTGTTGCAGCCCAGCGCGTGGCAGTCGCCGAACCCGCCGCCAGTGCCGCGAGTGCAGGGGCTGATGCAGCCGGTCGGCCAGCCGCTCAGCGTCGAGCATGTGTTTGCCAACATCACCAAGGCGGCGCCGGACGAGATACCGCACGATCCCGACGACGACATGCCGCCACAGCTGCGTCCGTATGCGGCTGGGCTCAGGCCATCCAACCGCCCGGTGTCAGCGCAATGGCAGCAGTCGTTCGTCTACGAAAAACTGGGCAAGAGCGACAGCGAGATTGAGTCGATCGCGCAATATTACTTCAAGATGGCCGAGCGGTATGATGTGTATCTCGGCCGCGAACGGATAACGGCATCGCAGTACTATGCCGGCCGACCGCTGGGCGACGAGGAGCCGGGCCGCAGCCAGCTGGTGATGACGACGGTGCGGGACACCATCAGGGCGACATTGCCGAGCCTGCTGCGCGTGTTCACGGGTGTCGAGGATCCGATCAGTTTTGAGCCGATGAGCGACGACATCACCGGCGACGACAAGCTGGCAACCACGCTGGCGCGGCAGGCCACGGACTATTGCCGGTGGGCGCTGTTCACCTGCAACAGCGGATGGCAAATCTTGCACGACGTGCTGCTCGATGCACTGACACGCAAGGCAGGCTGGTGTCGCTGGTACTGGGGCAAGCGGGAGACCACGCGCACCGAGGTGTGCGAGAACCTGCTGCTGCCGCAGCTGCAGATGCTGCTGGCCGAACCCGGCATCGAGGCGCAGCGCATCGTGCGGCGACCGATCCAGCAGTCGGAAATCCAGCTGCTGATGAAGGTGCCCGAAGTTGCGATGTATCTGCAGCAGGGCGGCCCGCCGGAATACTGGAGCGCCACGATCACGCGGCACGCGGCGCAGAACTGGCCGGTGGTCGAGGCGGTGCCTAGCCAGTGCGTGTGGGTGGTGTCCGATGCCGACACCATCGATACCGCCAAGGGCATATTTCATGTGCGCGACGTGGTGGCGTCCGACCTGATCGAGATGGGACTGCCGGCGGACAAGGTGCTGGCGCACTGCGACCACGCGATGAACCCGCGCATGCGCCGCGAGATCATCGCCCGCAACGAGGCGCAGGGGCACAACCTGCCGACCTCGCCGCCGAACGATCGCAGCATGGCGCTGGTGCGGTATTGCGAGGGCTGGATCCGATGCGACGCGGACAACGATCACCGCGCTGAACTACTGCACGTGCATATGCTGGGGAATGCCTCGGAACTGGTGCAGTGGGACCGGACGGACGAGACGCCGCTGGCGTGCTTCACGCCATACCGCGAGCCCGGAAGGATCATCGGATCGTCGCAGGCCGACATGGTGATGGACCTGCAGCGCATCGAGACGCGGGTGATGCGCGCGATGCTCGACAGCCTGGGGCAGAGCATGTTCCCGCGGACGACGGTGGTGCTGGGGCAGGCGAATCTGCAGGACGTGCGGCAGACCGCGATCGGCGCGATTATCCGGGTGTCGCAGCAGGGCGCGGTGGCCGAGCTCACCAAGCCATTCATGGGCAAGGAGGCGTTACCGATCCTGGAGGTGTTGGAGTCGATACGGGAAAACAGGACGGGGATTACGCGAGCATCACAGGGCCTGTCGCTGGATCAGCTGCAGAGCACGACGCCGGTTGCCGTGAGCCAGCAGACCAGCGCGGCGCAAGACAGGCTCGATATGATGGCCAGAACCTTGGCTGAAACCGGTCTGGCACCGTTATATTCCGGCATCCTGAAGATGATGGCCAGACAGCAGGACCGGCCGAACGTCATCCGGCTGCGCGGCCAGTGGATATCGATCGACCCGCGTGCGCTCGCCACGATGTGGCAGACGACCGTGAATGTCGGCGGCAAGGGCATGCCGATGGAGCGGCTGGCGATGCTGCAGGGCATTGCGGCGAAGCAGGAAATGCTGGTGCAGCAGGGCGGCTTGAACAATCCGCTGGCCGGCGTGCCGGAATACCGCAACACGCTGTCGCGCATGCTGGAAACCGTGGGGATCGCGGACGTGTCATCCTATTTCAAACCGCTGCCGCCCGGCTGGCAGCCGCCACCGCCGCCGCAACCTCCGCCAGATCCCAGCATGGTGCTCGCCCAGGTGCAGGGCCAGAAGACCGCGGCCGACATCGAGGACCAGCGCGGCGAGGCGCAGACCAAGCGGGCGCAGCTGCTCAGCGACGACGACCGCGAGCGCGCCCAGGCAGCGCTGCAATACTGGACGCAGGCGTATGCGGTGGCGGCGCAGCACGGCACGCCGCTGCCGGCGATCGGCGAGTTCCAGCAGGCGATGGCCAGCAAGGCGCCAGCGGTCGGGCTGATGCCACAGGGGCCGCTCGCACCACCGCCGCCGTCATCGCCACAACCCCCGGCGACGGCACAGGGCGCTGGCGGCCCTCCGAAGCCGCCTGGAGGCCCTCCTGGCGTTCCGCCGATGCAGGGACTGCCTGGGAAGCCGCAGGCGCCCATGATGCCCCAGGGGCCGCTGATACCGGGTGCCACGGCCGGGGTTGATCCGGCGAACCGCATGGCGGTGCAACAGGGGCTGCAGGGCAGAGGACTGCCGACGGC